AATTTCTACGATGATTCCTACTCGTGGTAATATCAAGGATGATTCTGATGAAGCTCCTCCGACATTCTCTAAGCAATTTGTGATGGAGAAGTTCCTTGGATTCAATACGGAAGAAATATTGCTTAATAATGCTATGCTTGAACGAGAAGTAAGTGAAATGAAGGAACAAGCAGCTGCTGCGAAGGCCGAGGGTGGTGAAAGTGAAAATGCTGATGAAGGGGATATGGAGTTCTAAACATTAAATATAAATATACAAAAGGAATATTAGTTCATTGGAGAAATTAGAATATGCCAGCAACAAATAATATGTCGGTTTTTACCACTAAAATCCAGAATAATCAGGATTTGGCTAAAAACTATCTTTTCTTAGTTAATTTTAAGTTTGACAACAAGAGCCTTGAAGACTTACTTGATTCAGAAGAAATGCTTCTTAGAGCAAAGACTGCATCTTTACCTGCAAAGTCTATTGGTGAATTAACAACCGAATTTATGGGTTCTAAGCTAGTTTATCCTGGTAAAGCAACTGTTGATGGTGACTTGTCTATCACATTTGATGAATTCCAGGATATGAAGATTTCTAGAATACTTCATAAATGGTCTAACTTGGTATTTAATCATGCTATTGGTCAAGACTTTGATGCTCAAGGCATTACTGGTGGTGCTTATTCCAATTATTTGAAGGATTATACAGCTACTATTATTGTTGATCTTTATGATTCTACATTAACATCAAAACTTCCAATCTCCTACAAGTTCCGTTTCTGCTGGCCGAAAGAAATTTCTAATTTTGAACTTTCTATGGAAGGTCAAGATAAGGTAACTCGTCAGGTTACATTTAAGTATTCCACCTACGAAGTAATCTCCAATGTAGGTTAATAAAAGAGGCATATAATGAAAAATCTTAATGAATATCTGAACAATGAAATTGAGAGAGTAAAGCCTCTTGATGAAAGTACCGTATCTATCGGTAAAACTGATACATACGGTGGAAGCAAGTTATGCGGTCCTCATCATCATGACTATATTCTTTGGGATCCTTCTACTGGTTGGGGCAAAACCGGTCCTGCTTTGGACGATCCGAAGAAAGGAATGATGTATGCTAGCTGTCATGAGCATATGATTGTTGATGGCAAGGTATTAGAGGCAGCTGGTCATACTCATGATCTTGAAGCTCCTATATTTACTGGTGAACAAAGCAAGTTTGCTCCACAAGCAGTTCAGACAAAAGAGGCTAAGTAATGGAAGAAATTGCAGTACAGACCGTTGAAACCCCTGCTCAGCCTATCGCAAATGATTTTCTGAGCTTCTTGGCAAGCACAAATGATAGTGAATGCGAAAAGCTCTATACATTTGCAGTTGACGCATTGACATTCGCAAATAAAGTTCAAATTTGGCATTGGAGTTGTGGTTCAGGATTCCATCATACTCACTTTGAAGCAATCTATGATATTATTAGAGAATTTGCTGATAAGTTAGTTGAAACCGTTTTGTCTATGGGATATGAATTTGGACTTCAGTCTAAGACATATCTTATTAATGATGAAAAGTTTGAATTGCCTGCTGCAATTCTTAAACTTGAAGCATTTAGAGATGAACTCGAGAAATATAAGAAACAATATAGCACAAAGATCAGTTTAGAAAATCTATTTGGCGACACCATTGAAAGCCTTGATAGAGAAATTGGTCTGATTAAGAATTTCTCGTAGGAGCAAATATGAAGTTGAATGAAGCAAAACAAATCTTAAAGAAAAGTGGATATTTGTTAGAAGTAGGATTATCTCCTGTAGAGCGCGCTGCCGATGTTGCTTATAAACTTGGATACGAAACTCTATGGGATGATAGAGAAGAAGGCACATTGTTAATCTATGAAGATGGCGATGAAGAGATTGATATTGTTGATACAGAAAACTATGACAAATTGTCTAGAGCATTATCTAAGATAAAGGGTCTTGGCTATTCAACTGATGTTGCTGATTCTACATGTTTGGCTGTTTGGAATAAGTAAGAAGTAAATTATGAAATTAAATGAAGCAAAACAAATTTTGAAACAAAATGGATTCATTCTTGAAGATACTGAAGATGATGAACTTTTTGACGTTGATCTTGAAATGAAAGATGAACTTGCTAAAGGCAAAAACTATAATTGGAAGAAAGTAGATAAACTTAGTGATAAGTATACCAAACTAAAATATAAACGTGATGATGTAGACACTAAATTTGAACAAGCAAAAATGTTCAATTTAAAGAAAGCACTTGATGATGCTGGAATTGATTATGATTATGAATTTGATAAAACAATCTGGCGTCCAACTATTGAAATTTCTATTAATAAAAACAATCGTATATTCATTTATGCAGATTATGATATAAAAACTGGAAAAGGTGGATATTATTGCTATAATAGTGATTTTGATAAAATTTTGTATTCTGCCGATGATGTTGTTAAATTTTTGAATAAATTTATAAAATAACAAATGCAGAACATAACCTACAGAACAAATTTCTTGAGAACAGTATCTGTTGATGATACTGTTCAAAAAGACTTGTGCTCTATGGATTTTGGCGATTTTGATTTTGGCAATGTTCAATGGTATAGATGTAAAGATCTTGACATTGGAAGACCAGATAGAATTTCAAAAGAAATATATGGATCATCAAACTATTGGTGGTTCTTAATGTGGTTTAATGGAATTTCTGATGTTTGGAATGATATTCGTGAAAATATGATGATTAAATTCCCTGATGTCAATTTGATTAAAGAAGCAATGAAGCTCTATAGAAAGGAGTAAATATGAAATTAGATGAAGCAAAACAGATTCTAGAAGACAATGGATTCATTACAGAAGCATTGAGTACATCTAAAGATGTTGAATTTGCAAAGAAATTAAAAGATACATTCAAGAAAGGCATGCCTGATGGTTGTCTTGTAAAGAGCGTATTCGCGGCAAATGGTGAAGCAATTATCAATTTTGCTGGCTACCCAAGATTCCAGAAACTTGAACTTGAATGGGTATATGATAATGATGAACCTGATGAGGAAGGCGCATATACTCTTTCTATTGATGGTGACCCAGTTAAAGATGGCTATGCAGATACTGCTAAAGACCTTACACAGCAAATTCGTGCATTTTTTGCTGGTTCTTACTGGTTTATCAGAAGAACACATGGCTAAAGACTAATATATACATTATACATTAAAAATATCGTTAAGGAGATAGTGATATGAATAGAGAAGATCAGTTGTTTATTGCTAAGAAGACTGCCGAGAGGGCTGGATATAAGGTTACTATGCCTGATGAACGCCGTGCTCCGGATAGGTCTCGTTTCAACAGAATGTCCCGTGAGGAATATAATAACAGGATTAATCGTGCCCCACAGAGACCCGCAAATCCTGATTCCGTTGCCGGCCAGTTGTCTCAATTAGCCCTTGCTGCAAGGACTGCAGAAGAGGCTGGATATACGGTTAGAAAGGCTACGCCGGTTGAACAAGCAAAACAGGTTGCTCAGGATGCTGGATATAAGGTTGTTAAAAAGGATGATGCAGAGCCGCCCAAAACAGACGAACAGCCAAAGAATCCATACTTGACTGCAGCAGCTAAATTCTTACAGCGTGAAGAATAAACTGTAATAAAAAATTATACTATAGAGCGGTGGATTTTCCACCGCTTCTTGTATATATAATACACGAGTTTATTGTAGTTCTGTAGTGAAATTATGAAGATGAAAGAGGCAAACAGAAATGGAAAATCTGCATTAAAAATAAGGAATGTTAGAAGTAGTATTTTTAGAATTACTACTGTTTTTTGTCTTTAAAGAAAAGAATAATTTTATGATGCAAGAATTTTTCATCAATGTTGTTATATTTTAACGGAAAAGTTTTAACAAGAGGTTTATTATGGTAACGAACATAACTAAGCGTGATGGGCGTCGGAGAAAATTCAGTATTTCAAAAATAACCAGTGCAATAGAAGCAGCATTCAAATCATCTGAAGAAACATATACCGAATCTGATATTGATAGCCTTGTTGAAACAACAGTTGATGAAATTTCAAAGAATAATGCTAAAACGGTAAAAGTTGAAGAGATTCAGAATGTAATTGAAGCTACATTGATGAATCGTGGCTTCTGCAAGACTGCGAAAGAATTTATCCTTTATCGTGAAGAAAGAAACCGTGTTAGAGATACGAAATCAACAATAGTAAAGACGATTAAGGAAATTACTGAATCAAACATTAAGTCATCTAATATTCTTAGAGACAATGCAAATGAATCTGGTGCTACTCCGGCTGGTGCTTATGGCAAAATTGCATCTGAAACAAACAAAATGTATAATCTGTTGAATAATATCAATAGAAAGTATGCACAGGAGCATAAAGATGGTTATATTCACATTCATGATTTGAATCAGTATAATCTTACATTCAACTGTTTATTTGCGCCTGTTGGTAAATTGTTAAGAAATGGTTTTGATGCTGGAACAGGTTTTCTTCGTTCTCCAAAATCTATTGGTACCGCAGCTGCATTGACTGCTGTAATTCTTCAACTACAGTCAAATCAACAGTATGGCGGCATTGCAGATGATAATCTTGACTTTGACTTAGCACCGTTCGTTGACATATCATTTAAGAAAAATCTAAAAGAAGAATTGGAAAGATATGTTGAATATACAGAGAAACCACTTTCTGACAATGGCGAGACTATTGATGATATTTTGAAGTCAGTTTCAATGAATCAACCATTATCTAAGCTTTGTAAAAGACTTCCACGGGTTTGCGTGCTGAAGGCAATGGCAAAAACCGACGACGATACATATCAGGCTATGGAGGGCCTTATTGGGAATTTGAACTCGTTGCAGTCTCGTTCTGGCAACCAAGTACCTTTTAGTTCCATCAATTTTGGACTTGATATCTCTAACTGTGGAAGAATGATTAGTAAGAACCTTATTCGTTCTCAAATGGATGGACTCGGTGATGGATTGACTGCGATCTTTCCGATCTTGATTTTTAAGTTGATGAAGGGTTATACATTTGATAAAGAAGATCCTAACTATGACCTTTATCTGAAATCTGTTGAATGCTTAGCTCGTCGTTTCTATCCTAACTTTGTTTCTGTTGACTCGTCTTTTAATAAGCCTTATGTAAAGTATAATGAAAAGACTTTCACAGTTGAAAAAGAAATTTGCTTAAAGGTTCGTGGTAAAAACAATGAACAAATTATTAACATTGAAGACACCATTTTTGAACATCCTGTATACCAATTTGAAAATCCTGAAATTCCAGGTGATTACTGGGATGTATATGAGATTAAAGGTAATGAAATAAAGTGCAAGCAACTTATTCCTAATACAACAATTTCTGCAATGGGTTGTAGAACACGCACCATCGGTAATATTAATGGACCAGAACAAACAACTGGTAGAGGAAACTTTGCTTTCCATACTATCAACTTGCCAAGACTTGCTATAGAAGCACATATTGCTACAACTGATGAACAGACTAGAAAGGATCTTTTCTTCAAGCGTCTTGATGAAATTCTTGAAGATGCAAAGGGTTCATTGCTTGACAGATTTGCATTGATTTCTAATAAGACATATGAGAATTATCCATTTACAATGCAGCAAGGTCTGTATTTGACATCTGATGACAAACCGCACGATGTTACTGATAAGATTGGTGAAGTATTAAAACAAGGAACACTTTCTATCGGTTATGTCGGCCTTGCGGAAACAATTCTGT